GTTGTCTTTATGACATAAAGAGGCGGTCTATATAAACCCTAGACATTGGGATGGTCACGACTTTATATCATTGCTAGGAGTAGTTATCTACAATAAACACCAAGTACTATTTAACTTGGCGCGAGAGTTCATTTCGCGGTTTCCGGTACTGTTATTGTTTTAATCTTTCCTTTGCGTGGTATTACCGACCTTGTTGAGGCAGGGGTGTTGAAAAGAGTTCCATTCTTTGTCAGGAGCTGTCAAGCTCCCCGGTTTGGTGGGTCTCCTTCCCGGTTTTTCCAGTTACATTAGAAAGTTAGGTCGAGTTGAGGCCTTGCGGGCTGCTTCGTTAGAAGGGTTTGGTTTCTCGACTTCAATTTGTTTTTCTTTGAACTTTGAAAGGTTTAAAATTCTTTGTTTGGTTGTTGGTGGAACATCATCTCCAAAATAAAGATCTAGTAGATCTTGGGTCCTGTTGGACCAATATTCAATATCTGCTTCTGTTGCAGTAGATTGTAATGTTGCTACATAGGCTAAGAACACTAGGTTCATAGCTGCACACAAAAGTGTTTGGTCTGATGAATTATCATCCCACAAGTAGTTTCCTGGCTTGCAGAACATTTGTGATTTAGGAATGCCGACATAGGCAAAGCCTGAAGATTCGTCGTAAGTTGTGACGACCCAAAGAAAATAATCCCTTACAAGAGGATCATAGGGTGTAAATTGATGAGCCTCGGTGAGGCTATCCTTCAAAAGTCTTGTTGCTTTTGGATGTGAGTTTGGTTGAATTTGGTGTTGCATGAGTTTTGGTACATCATGACTGGGTGATAGTAGATTTGCTACTGATCCCATTGCTGAGAGTGCACCCATTGGATTTCCTGTTATTGCTGAGGCTACAAAGCCAGCAGCTGCCTTCGTTCCTTCGATAAGCATTGGTACGTTCTCGCTAACAAATCCTTTAAATTTTTCCCAGACACCTCCTGAATCGGAGGGCTTCAGAGGTCCTGTTGAGAGGACTTGGTTTTTAGCTGCTGCTATGACAGAACCATATTGGGTTCCTGCTGGGTGTGACATTGTCTTTTGTGAAATAATTGGACCTAGGTATTCAGTCCTGTTGGCATAATCTATCATATAAGTGTCTCCGGGTTCACCGGTGACAATGATTCCTATCCAAACATGGGATGAACCTTGGTAAATGTCCTTGGTATATTCAAGGTTGGTTGGTGATACAGGACCACTGCAGCAAACTGCTGCGTCCCATTTCTTTCCAAGGACAGCTTGTTGTTTACAGAAATTCGAATCGATAATTTGTTGTATCGTCCAGGTGTCGAGGTTTTCTCTATCAGGATGTTCAAAGGTGTAGGTCACACCATTTCTATCCATCAATTTTCCAGTGTATTTGATGCGAACACCAAATGCAGTGTTTCTGGCTAAAACTTCATCGTCCCCGAATTGAGTTGCTGTGTAAGGACAATTTGCTAGGTAGGCCAATTGTGATTGTGTGAAAGCTGACAATGCTGTGTTAAGGCCACCTGTTGAGGCGGCGGATGTGAAAGCAAGTGACCATTGGTCATTTACTACTACTGGGCGGCACCATACAAACCCTATTCCCCCCAACCCAACCGTCATTGTGCTTCGTGAGAAAGCACAATTCTTGTTAGAGGCTAGAGGTAGGAGATCGCAAGGAAGACATGCTTCCAAACCGAAATTCCACGGGTTGCACAATACTGCGGCGTAGTTGGCGGCACACGGATGAATAGCTTGAACAATTTGTTGTTTGCCCTTCGCTGTCGTGATTGTAACGTGTTTTTGTCTCATTGTTGCTGGTCGATTGACCATTGTTTTCTCCATCTTTTTTTTTGTCTTTTGTTTCGACTGACCGACTGGAGTGGTCTTTTTTGTAACTGTTTTCGTGATTTGTTGAGCCATTAAAGTCTTCAAATTTCCATAACTCATGCGTTATTGAAGAATCACTCTCCAAAAAAAATAAAAGAGAGTCGGCGTTTGCCTCGAATCCAAGATAGAGTTTGGTGAACTCGCACTCAGTCTCAAGATTGAGGTTTTCTTCTTCGAGGATGCACTGAAATATGGCATTGTCCTCAGGATTCTCATCCATGAATTTTTTTGTTAGAGAAATGGCCTCTTCAAAGAGGACTTTATCCGGATATAACAAGGTAGTTAACACCAGAAATCTTCTGAAAAGAAGATCATTTTTGAGTTTAGGTAATTCGTTTATTAAGGAACTACAGATTTTTCCCACACGGGGGAAAGGGACGTACATCCCATAATCTTCGCGATAATAAGCGTATGAGCCCAGGAATGAATGTCTAGGATCAATTAAAGAACCAGCTGCTCCGAGAGTTACGAGCTGCTGGGTAGGCTTGATTTCCAAACCAAACCTCGAGTAGATTTCTCTTTCCCATTCTTTAAAGGATTCTATAGTAAAATCCCAGTATTCGTGATCGCAACTGCCTGTTTTGTCATCACTATAAATAGCGAGTTCTATGTAAGCTATAATGGCATAAAGCGATATTTCTTTTTTTAAAAATTTTAGTCTTTCAATAAAAAAGTAAAAACATATAATTAAATGACCGATTGAATTGTCAACGGTTGTATTATTTTTTCCACTGTCGTTACCGGTTGATCTAATATAGATGGAACCGTCAGGTAATAAGATTACTGAGTGGATATTAAAAAAGGAGACATACATCCAGAGACTGAAGAATTCCATCCAATTTGTGGTTAACTTTTGTCTAATCAAATAAACGTAAAGTAGGAAAAACCTCCTGTCCCATCCGGAGCAGTCAGAATCGAATCTCAAAGAGAAACGTTGTATTTTTTTAAAAACGGCATTAAACCCTCCATATTGTTTAACCATTCCATATTTTATGAATGAATGGGGGTTGCCTTCTTTTATTTTTTTGTTTTGTTCATCGAACAATATTTTTTCTTTTACAATAAAATCAACAGGGGTACAGAAAACAGTTCTGCACTTCTTCCGCATATGATCTTCTATTGAAAGCTCTTCATGTTTGACGTTGACTTCATCAACGGGTATGTGTGATACGCTAGGAGCAAGCTCCTTAAAGAGTGGCGTTTCAATAGCATCTGCTTTAGTTCCTGGGTAAGGTTGTCCAGGTGCTGCTGATCCATTTATTTCAAATGGCCTGTTAGGGTTTATGGTTTGTGTTGCGTACTTTAAGTAGAGGCATACATATAAAATTGTTAATCGCATAGTATCATCAGTTTCAGGATTAGGGCATACACATGGCACGTCCATTTTTTTTATTGATATATTAACTGATTCTTGTGTTGGCCTTACGGCATGATAATCTGCTGTTTTGTATAATTTTGATTCCAAATTGGGGTCCCATTTGTAGAACAAGTCTGAGTGTTTTACTACAAAGTTGGGTCCATCTTTGGGAAATGGTTTAAAGTTTTTTATGGTGCCTAAGCACCTAAGGTGTTTAAATTTTGCACTAGGATGTTTGTAATTTTGTGAATTCCAAAAAGGGGGTTGTACTTCTTGGCCTAGTCTAAAGTCCGCCGGTGTGAAACGAGCGGTTTCCCGCACGAAGTCCGTGTGCGTCCAAGTGAGGCGGTTTTCACTTAGAGCGGACTCATTTTTTCAAATATTTTGTGGAAGACTCCTTAACCATGTAAACAGTTCAGGAGTAAACCCAAGGAAGTAATTTTTGACATCCTCACCATAAGTTCCAGAGTGGAAACCAATAATTTCACTATTGTTAGTATAAATTAAGGCACCACAATCACCAGATTTGGTGGTGGAATCGTGAGTAAATTTGATACCGTCTGGGTTATCAACAATATCGGGTCTAAAAGTATCCCCATGAGTCATAAAAATTTTTCCACTAACTTTTGGGTACATGTACCATCTAGTTCCCTTGTCTGGGATTTGTGCCATCTTGACACATCTGATGCCTGCTGGTTGGTTGAGGCCAAAGTTAATGGATAAGTCAGAGTGATTGTATTGAGCAGAAACTCCGTAGTCGATTACTTGACCATCGAAGAGTCTGACGGCACCTGCATCTTTTGCGTGGGTGTTGTAGATAAAAACAGGTTTACCGTTTGGACTTATTTCATTTGTAAAAAACCCACCAGAAACCTCGATGCCATTGGCATTTAAAAGAGGAACTGTGTGGAGTTTTGAGGAATTAATTTGGGAGTCAACGTCGACAGCAGGTTTCCCTGTCATCTTGGCTTCTGGCCCTGGTTGTTTTCCTCCAGCTTTTGCTTTATATTCTTTTTTTGATTTTGTTTTTTTTGGACCTGCATTGGCAGGTGTTGGATTGTTTTCCAAGAATTTGGTCACATAATTTTTTAGTTGTGTTTTAAGTTGGTTGCTTCCTTCTTGAATACCCTGTGACTTTGGGCCGAAGGTGTATTTAACATCACATCCAGCATCACAACAATAGAATTGATATTTTATGTTATTATTTGTAACCCTTTCTTTCAAAACGATGTTTGCTCCGCAGAAACATTTAATTCTGCATGGACATGTCATGACGGTCATGAATTTCTTCATACCCGGGCAAGAGGCACAGCACTTGGTTGCGCCTTCATGTTGTCTAGCCTTAGTATCATGATCATACCAGATTTCGGCAATATCGAGATTGGCGATGGTTTCTTGTCTAGCTTTTTGGGCTGAACTATCATCGTCCAAGATAAGGGGGTTTAATTTTTCGAATAATTGAGGGTGATATAACGCCTCATTAGTTGTTTGTTTTTGTTTTGGTTTTTCTTTAAGCTCATTGATTTGCTTTTCGAAAGATTGCACATTTTTACTGATAGCTAAAACTTGTTTTTGGAGTTGTTCATTAACTTTAACCAAGTCAGCTCGAAGCTTTGATTCCTTTTCCAGTTCGGATCTAAGTGAATCAAGTTCTCTTTTACTAATGGTAGGTGGAGAATTAGCCTCAAAAGTATCATGGTAAAGATCGTAACCAGTAACATGTGTGTTGTCATTAGCAATTAATTCGTATTTATCTCTTTCAGATTGATAGACACTATCATCAATGGCATCCCATTCTCTTTCCATCATTTCAAGCTCTTCATCAATGATTTGATATACATCAGTTTCATTTCTGAGCCATTCATAGGTGTTGGAGTCTAAGTCTTTGTCTGTGGTTGCTGCCCACATAGCAAATTCTTCTGGGTAGTTTGTAATATAATATTGTGGATCGAAGTTAACTCCGAATTTAGCAAAACAGGAATCAAAGTACTGATCCCATTCCATTCCACTTTTATGCCTGTCGGCAAAAAAACCTTTCTTAATTTGATCGGTTTTCCAGAGTTTAAGAGCTCTGTTTTGAATTTTTCCTTTTTGAGAATAGTTTGGTTGAACCATTCCAAGGTGTGAAGCGTTATGTGAATCACCGGTATTTTTACCTTGGATTCTTTGACGCATAGCATCTTTCATTTCGGCATTTAATTGCTTTCTACTACCTCCCCCTGATTCAGGTTTGGAGTAGTCCCATACGGGCTGAAAACTTCCATCCGGAAGTGCATTAAAAGCTTGAATTACTTGATATGGATAAAATTTTTTTTTTGTGGCAAGCCACTCATAATATTCGGTTCTCCCTTTAAGAGTGGAGAAATCAAACTTTAGAGATGGCAAAGATGTTTTCTTAGCACCACTAATCACATTTGCTGCTTTTAAAAAAGCACCTATTGGTCTGTTTGGAGGTAGTGATCTATGTAATTGGTCGAGCACTTTTTGGCTCGTTTCTTTTTTATATTCTTCAAATTTTTTTACAAAAGTGTCGAATTTTTCCTCTATTCTGTCGAGGAGACATTCATCGGTAGTTTTTCCGATATTAAATACTTGAGCAGGCTTGCTTAAGTCTAATAATGCAGGAGCTGTGGGGTTCCAAAAGTCATGAAGAGTTGCCATAACTTTGTCAACAGGTTCTTGAAGAACAGTGGACACATCATCAACGCAGGTCGACCAAGTTTGTTGAATTTTTTCTACACCCCGTCCAGCACACACTATGGTGTCTTGAACTATGTTTGGTTTCATAATAAGGGTGGCTCCACCGGCTGTTATACCGAGCATGAGGGCTAAAAATGCTGCTTTATGGGCAGCATCTTCTCCTTCAAAATCAATAATTTCGTCGAGGTGGATTTTTTTTAAAAAGTAAAGTACTCTTTCCTGTAGGGTTTCACCTTCTACATTAGAGTTTCGTAAACCGTCTTCAACCTTTGAGCTTCGACAGGTGGCACAGAACCACTGATTATCTTGGCATTGTTTTAAGGCATAGAAGAGGTCATCAAATTTTGAGTCAGTAATGGGACCACTAGATTTGGGGATTTCCGCAATAGTTTCCCATTCTTCAGATTCGCAGTGAATGCTGCGGCACTGAAATTGCATAATATTTGGTGTATTAACCATGGAATTAAAAAGCCTTTCGGCTTTATTTTGTTTATCATTTGGTTCCACTTGTTCTTCCTTACCCTTAGACTGTTTAGCGCACTTAACGAGTACACAATGGTTAAAGTCATCAGGTTTAGGAGAAGTTGGAAAAATGGTTAAGGGTTTAAAGTCAAGCTCTCGTTCAAGCAAGACTCCAGGGCAACAGAATTTACATTGACACTGAGCCCTTGGTAAACAACACAGAGTACAACCTAGGACGAAATCGCCCAAGGCTTCGTGTTTATTTTGGGGTACAAAAAGTTTATGACTTTTCTTTATTCCGTCAATAAAGTGCTGATTATTTATAATTTTAAACTGAGGCATCTTCAAGAGAACATCCCCAGTACACTGTAGCCAGGACAAAAATTGTTGTGCCTGAGCCAAGTGTTGGAATATAGATACAGGGTTAAGGGATTCAAATTCCACTCTGGGTTGCTCCTTGTATCTCTTTTTTCTTTCTTCGACAGCTTTAGTCCAGCCAATCATTGCTGATTTGAGAGCCAGACCGGAAAGTGCTGTCATAGTGATCCCCACAATAATGTTTTGAGCATTGAGGTAAGTTTGTGAGTGTGGGTTTCTCAAATTTAAATTTCTTTTCAAGAATAAGGATTTACATGCAGTGTAAACAATGTTTGAAAATTTCCAAATTCCATAGATAAGCCATGTATAGCATACTGGTCCCACCCATAAGAGCCAACCTGGAAGGAAGGCAGATAGAGTGAAAGGCATCAAATAAGAAGGTAGCCAGGTTAGACCAAAAAGTTCGGCGACTTTGTAAATCGCTAAAAAATTTGTACTAATTGTATTCCAGGCAAACGTGCTTAAAAAATAACTAACACCGGACAAGGTGATTGGAGTGAAAAGAATCCACCCCAAATAAGAGGAAGCTGTTGCAATAGCGTTTCTACCCATAGTTTTAATTGTTTGGGTAACAATAAGAAATGTAAATTGAATACATTTAACGACAGCCCATTGAGCGACTGCGTTTTGGATCGATTGAGATTGAAA